AGGTAAAAATGGTATGTTCAATCCACCATCATGGTCTACTGCTTACAAGTTAAGTACGACTAAAGAGTCTAATTCACAAAACTCTTGGTAGGGTTGGGTGATTGATTTCGAAAAATATTTAGATGGTAATAAAGATGCAAGTCTTTTAAACCAAACTAAAACATTTTACGAAAGTGCTATGAAGAGTGACATCTTTGGAAAAATAGAATTTACTGAAGAAGGTCAACAACTTAAAAAAGTAAATAACTCTTCAACACCATTCTAATGATTAAAGATCTACTGAAATTATTTGATGGAGATCTTTCAAAACATCTCGTGACCTCCCTAACAGGGGAGGTCTCAGAGAGTAACAAAAAAGAGGCAGATACATTTACAAATTATGAAATTGTAAATGAAGAACTTTGGAAAAATCATTTAGCAGGAAAAAAAAGAATAGGAGTCTTTCCTATTAAAGACAAGAAAGTTAAGTGGGGATGCATTGATATCGATCCACGGAACTATGCAGATTATTCATCTAAAAAATATTTAGATATTATAAAAAAATATAATTTACCTTTAATAGCTATCAAATCAAAATCAGGTGGCTTACATTTATTTTTATTTTTTAAAGATTGGACAGATAGAGAAAAAGCATCAGAGATATTAGATACTTGGAACAATAAATATTTTGGTAGTGCAGAAGTATTTCCTACACAAGACAAAGGTGTGAATATGCCTTATTTTAAAATGGACGCTACACTAGAACACGCCTTTGATGAAAACGGTAATGGATTATTAATTGGTGCATTTATAGAATTAGCAAAAACTAAACTTTGTACATATGACAATTTAAAAAATATAAAAGTAGATTCACCTGAAGATGAATCTTTATATAGTGAGTATCCACCTTGTGTGCAAAATTTAATGAGAGAGAAATGGTCAGGCAATCACCGTAACGATATGTTATTCAATGTTGCTGTATTAAAATACAAAGAGCACGATGGCAAGATATCTAAGGTTGATATGCGCTCACATCTAATTGAAAAGAACAAAGAATATTTTACAAACCCAATGCCTGATAATGAAGTAGAGGCAACAGTTTTAAAATCCATAAGCAAACCTCAAGATTATTTTTACAAGTGTCCTCCAAGGTATAATGGACTTGTACCAATATGTGATAAAGAACAATGTAAATTAAGAAAGCTAGGTTTAAATCAACAAGCCCCTGATATTATAAATGAATTTGAAAGTGTAGAGTTTACTCAAGATTTAAAAGGTATGTTATATAGTTTTAAATTTAGAGGTCAGCAGATCACTGTATCTCCTGAAGATATGGTTGATGAAAAGTCTTGGAAAAAGAAATTACTTAATTATAAAATTTATTGGATGAACTTACCCAGACCCAGGTCAGGTCCAAATCCATTCGAACTTATGATGCGTTCACTTGTTGAGATGGCTAGTGAGAATACAAGTATGTTATTTGAAGATACTGTTGAGGAACAACAATACAAAATATTAAAAGAGTTTTTTGAAAATCATATTGAAGAAGATAGTTTAGAAAAGTTAAATGATGGGTATGTTCATATAGATGATACAAACCATTGTTATTTTAAAAAGTCTACACTTCAAGACTTCTTAGATAGAAGAAAAAAAATTTTTAATTCAACGCAAGAAGCTATGCGTTTTTTAAAATGTGAACGTTTAGATTATTTTGAAGGTATTAAAAATATATGGAAAGTACAATTACCTAAGTTTGTAGAATATGCTAAACCTAAGAAACAAACGAATAAACAAGATAATGCAATAAGTGAATTTGATAATGAGTACCACACAGACAAATTTAGAACTAACGAAACTAAAAAACCTAAAACACAAAACGATTAAAATATTTGGACCACCAGGTACAGGCAAAACATTTACTCTGATTGAAAAGGTTTTAAAAGGTCATATTAAAAAAGGTGTTAATCCAAATGATATGGCTTTCCTATCCTTTACAAATAAAGCTGTTAATACTGCTGTAAAAAGAAGTTTAGCTGCCTTTCCTAAATTTAATACAGATGACTTCAGTAGATTTAAAACTTTGCATACTTATTGCAGAAGGTACTTTGAAGAAGAAGTATTTGATCCTAAAGATTGTATGATTGATTTTGCTTTACAAAATGGAATTGTAAAGAGATCTGACACTAGACTATCTGATGATAACTTTACTTACAAAGATTGGTCATTAGGAGTTTACAGTAAATCAAGAAATTTATTGTTGTCACCAATAGAAGGTTATAAGAGAGAGAATTATAAGAGAGACTATTTAGATGTTTATTTAAGAAAGATTAGAACTTACGAACATTATAAAACAGCAGGTGGTAACAGATCCTTCATAGACTTTGACGATATGATTGAGAAAGCAATAACTGAGATACAGTTTCCATCTTTAGAAGTTTTAATATTAGATGAAGCACAAGATTGTACACCTTTACAATGGTCTGTAATTTATAAAATGGCTGACACTGTTAAGAGAATTTATTTAGCAGGTGATGATGATCAAGGTATATATAAATGGAACGGTGCAGATCCAAGATACTTTACTGATTACTTTCCAGGTCGAAATGTTAAGTTAAGAAAGACAAGAAGATTTGGTGAAGCTATACATCACTTTTCACAAATAATAAGAAGAGGTATTTTAGATAGCGTTGAAAAAGAATATACCCACGGTGATATAAAAAATTATGTGAAGAGTTATTTAAACTTTAAAGAGTTACCATTTGAAAAAGAACAAGGCACTTGGTTTATATTGGGTAGAATAAATTCATCTGTTAACGAACTAAGAATGCTTGCAAAAGATGCAGGGTTATATTTCAAAGATAATAAAGACAATAAATGTTTTGATGAGAAACAATGGGATGCAATTAAGTGTTGGACCAAGATTAGTAACAATAAAAAGATTAATAAGCAGCAAGCACAAAATCTATATAAATATATAAGAGAACTAAAGTCTTCTAATTATAGAGGTGAAAAGTTTTGGTTAAATGAACCTGATTTAAAAGAATATGATTTTACAACCTTGAAGGAGTGGTGTGGTTTAGATCTACCTGATACATCAAAGAAAAAACATTGGTATTGGATATTGAGAAGAAATTTTAAACCACAACAAATAAGACAATTTATAAGATTATTAAAAAGATATGGACAAGCTGAGTTAGATAAAGATCCTAAAATTATTATAGACACAATACACTCTGTAAAAGGTGATGAAGCTGATCACGTTGTCTTATATAGTAAAGGAAACTATCCATCAAATTTTCATAACAAAAGTAGAGAAGATAAAACCAACGAGCGAAAAGTTTGGTATACAGGTGCAACACGCGCAAAAAAGTCTTTACATTTATTACGAACAAACTATAAGTACAATTATCCTATTGGAGCAGACTATTTAATTTATGTACAAGAGAGAGGAAAAAAATGACAGACGTTGATATGTTTAAATCATTATTAAAAGCAGAGGACAGGCAGATAGGAGGCAAGCATTACAAAGGTTATGCCATTCAGCCATATGATTTTATTTCTAAAAATAACTTATCGTTCTTCCAAGGTGTAACAATAAAATACATCATTAGGTATTTAGAAAAAGGAGGAGAGCAAGATTTAGAAAAGGTAAAACATTATTGTGATTTAGAAATATCTAGACTTAAAAAATTAAAGAAAAAATGAAAACATTAGATCTATTGAGTGGTATAGGTGGGTTTAGTTATGGGCTAGAACAAGTAGGATTTAAAACTGTAGCTTTTTGTGAAATGGATAAATATTGCAAATTAGTGCTGCAAAAACATTGGAAAGGAGTTAAGATATATAATGACGTTAAAGAACTCAAAGGGGAAGAAATTATCAAAGAGCACGGAACAATTGATCTTGTCACAGGTGGGTTTCCCTGCCAGCCGTTTAGTATCGCAGGATCAAGAAAAGGAACAAATGACAACCGACATCTCTGGCCAGAAATGTTTCGAATCATCAAAGAGCTTAAGCCGAGGTGGATTATTGGAGAGAATGTCCGAAATATTATTAGCATCCAAGACGGTATGGTCTTCGAAAATGTGTGCACTGACTTGGAAGGAGAAGGTTACGAAGTCAGGGCGTTCAATATTCCAGCTGCAGGCATCGGCGCTCCCCACAAAAGAGAAAGGATATGGATTGTGGCGAACTCCCGACGCACACTGCGAGAGAGGAGCAAGTTCCAAGGAGAGAATGCAAATGAAGGTGAACAAGAAAATGCCTATCAGTATCAACGATCAAGTAGCACATCCACAGATAATGTGGCCAACACCGAGAGCATCGAAAGCTATGTCGGAGAACATAGAAAACATCAAACGAAGGGGAACAGACAAAGCGAGACTAGAGGAAAAAGTAGCGAAGATGTGGCCAACACCCACACAAGACTCAGCAACGGATCGATCGAAGAAGTACAGTCAGGGAGGCAAACCTTTGACACTAGCAGTGAAAGAGTCACTGATGTGGCCTACACCTACAGTCAACGACAGCAAGAACAATGCAGGCCCAAGTCAATTCAAGAGGAAAGGAACGAATCTAAACGTAGCAGTAGCCAAGAGGGGCACACAGGGTGGGAGTCTGAACCCGACGTGGGTAGAGTGGCTAATGGGGTACCCGGCAGAGTACACCGACTTAAAGCATTGGGAAACTCTATCGTCCCGCAAATCGCAAAAGAAATCGGAAGAGCAATAATGATTGCTGAATCTGAAGATGACAATTATCAAAGTGGTGGTGCGTACAAAGCTATGTTGAAACTATTTAGAAATAACTTATGAGTTTACAATTATCAATGACATTCAAAAAACATATTTGGTCAACACCATCTGAATTTAAAGATCTTAGTGGTGCAAGAGAAATAGCAATTGACTTAGAAACTAGAGATGATGGTATAGCACAAGGTCTTGGTGCAGGTTGGGCTTTGAAAAAAGGTAACATCATTGGCTTTGCTGTAGCTGTAGAAGGTTGGCAAGGTTACTTTCCTTTTGGACATTTTGGTGGTGGTAATATGATACCTGATCAAGTCAAAGCATATATTAAACAAGTGTGTGAATTGCCTTGTCCTAAAATATTTCATAATGCACAGTACGATGTAGGTTGGTTATTGAGTGAAGGTTATACAGTTAATGGAACAATAATAGATACAATGATAGCTGCAGCATTAGTAGATGAGAATAGATTCTCTTATTCATTAAACGCTTTATCGGTAGATTATTTAGGTGAAATAAAAGCTGAGACAGATCTTAAAGAGGCAGCAGCTGCACACGGGGTTGATGCTAAAAGAGATATGTGGAAATTACCTGCAGAACACGTTGGATATTACGCTGAACAAGATGCACGGCTCACGCTTCTATTATGGCAAAGATTTAAACAAGAGATACAGCAACAAAGCCTTATGACAGTTTGGGAGCTCGAATCCGAACTACTTCCAATATTAATTAAAATGAGGCAACGAGGTGTAAGAGTAGAGGTAGAACAAGCAGAATCATTAAAAGCAGAAATGATACAGCAAGAAAAGAAATTATTATTAGATATAAAAAAACTTGCAGGAATAGAAGTCGATATTTGGAAAGCAAGAAATATTGCTTTAGCTTTTGATAAATTAAAAATAGATTATCCAAGGACCGAAAAAACAAAAGAACCATCCTTTACACAAAATTGGTTATTTAACTCGTCACATAAAATAGCAAAACTTATTTTGCAAGCTAGAGAACTTAACAAGTTTCATAATACTTTTCTATCTTCAATAATGAAATATCAACATAATGGTAGAATACACGGTGAGATACAACAACTAAGATCTGAGAATGGCGGTACTGTATCTGGACGTTTAAGTATGTCTAATCCAAACTTACAACAAGTACCCGCTAGAAATAAAGAGTTTGGTCCAAAGATAAGATCATTATTTATACCTGAAGAAAATTGTGTATGGGGAAGTTTTGATTACTCTCAACAAGAACCTAGAATGACAGTGCATTATGCAGCCTCAGTGGGTGATGGTTACGATGGTGCTAATGAATTAGTGGAAGCATACAAAGTTGCAGAAGCTGACTTCCATCAAGAGGTAGCTGATTTAGTTGGCATTGAAAGAACACAGGCAAAAACAATAGGTTTAGGTTTGATGTATGGAATGGGTAAAAACAAATTGGCAAACAGTTTAGGTGTAAATGTAGATGAGGCAAATCTATTAATTAATAAATATAATAAGAATGTTCCATTTGTAAAACAGTTGTCAGATCGTTGTATGAAAACTGCACAGGATAAAGGAGTTATTAGAACTAAAAGAGGAAGAAAGTGTAGATTTGAAATGTGGGAGACAAGAGATTTTGGATTACACGTTGCAGAAAAATATGAGAATGCTGTTGCTAAATACGGTGCAGATAATATTAAGAGAGCATACACTTACAAAGCTTTGAATAGATTAATACAAGGATCTTCAGCAGATCAAACTAAACAAGCAATGATAGATTGTTATAAAGCGGGTTACTTACCTAGTTTACAAATACACGATGAACTTTGTTTTAATTTGGAAAAAGATAAAATTGAAGAACAAAAGAAAGCTATTAAAAAAATTATGGAAGAGTGTTTAGAATTTAAAGTTCCATTTACAGTAGATTGTGAGATAGGAAACTCTTGGGGTAATCTTAAATGATACAGGTTATAGATGACTGTATACAAACTGCACAACAAAACGAAATCAAAAATTACTTCTTTAAAGATTTGCCTTGGTATTACAAAGAAGATGTTACTTTGGGTAACGGTGTTGAAAACGGTCGTCCTGCTCTTGATCATTGGTTTTATGAAAAAGGAAAAAATGTTTCTAACATTAAATTAGATTTAATAAATAATATAGTAAGGCCATTTAATAAGACGATACATAATTGTAAATCTATTCTACAACTACCTCTAAATAATTTATCTGATCCTGATATATCAGACATACCTCACGTTGATATGGATGAAAAACATTTAGTAATTATTTATTATGTTTGCACCTCAGATGGTAATACAATTATAAAAACAAAAGATAGTCCTGTGTGTGTAAAACCTAAACAAGGACGGATAGTTATTTTTGATGGTAAATATGAACATACCGCAGAGCAACCAAGAAAAAATAAAAGATGTATAATTAATTATAACCTCATATGATTTTAAAAGAAGATGTAAGCTATTTTGCAGGTCTCTTTGATGGTGAGGGTTATGTAGAATATTGTCAAAGGTATGTACATAAAAAAGGTAAACCTAGACCTTATTGGTATTATTATATTCGTTTAGAAGTAAATATGGCCGATAAAGAAATGATAGAGTGGATTCACAATACATTTAAAGTTGGCTCAGTTCGACAAATTAAAACTTACAATGACTTATCTAGAAAAACACAGTATAGATGGACTTGCTCTTTTAGAAAAGCATATCACTTAGCTAAAGAGATGCTGCCTTATT